AAGTTTGCGTCTATTGATTGTGTACACACCGGACATGTGTCATTATCTTTAAAAAAATCTAGTGTCTTTTTATGTGTAGATATATTATGTTCTATTTTAGTTTCAAACTTTTCTAACTCTTTAACCTTTTTGGCCACTACATCTTGGCCATTTAATGTATTTTGACTAACTGCTATGTCTTCATTTAGTTTTTGTAATTTTTGTTCATATTTTACTCTGTTTTCATTATTTTCTACTATCTTATTTTGCTGTACCGTCAGGTTGTCACTACCTTTGGTTTCCAGAGTAGTAAGATACTTTGCTTCAGTTTCATACTTAGTCTTAATTAAATCGCACTGGTGCCTCACCTCCACCATCTTTTTTTGGAGGTCACTCTGTTGAGAACGCAAAATTAGGTCCATGAGGCCAAAAACTCTTATATCAAGTATCTCTTCTACAACTTCTCTTCGATATCTTGGTTTCATCTTCATAAACGGTTCATACGAGGAAGAACCTAACAAAACCACCTGAATGAAAGAACGATAATTCAATTTCATTATGTTAGTTTCTAAATATTTTTGATAATCTATGGTTGATGCATCTTGATTTATCATCTCACCGTTTTTATATATCTCAAAAATGTTTGGTTTAATACCTCTAGTAATTTTATATTGATTTGTACCTACATCAAACTCTACTTCTACTACACAATCACCACCATTAATGGTATTGACCATCTGTTCTTTTTTAATAATACGAAAAGGTTTATTAAACAATACAAAACATAAAGCATCAAGCAATGTAGATTTACCACTACCATTTGTACCAATAATAAGTGTTGTCTGAGATGTATTTAAGTTTATTTCAATTGGTACATTACCACTTGATAAAAAGTTTCTGTATTTTAATTTTTTAAATGTTATCACTCGCTGGCCTCTACATATAATTCTTTTGCAAACTCTTTTAATTTTTGTTTGTTCACATCTGTTTCTACTTGGTCAATATAATTACCAAGATAAGTCAGCGTGTCTTCACCTTGTTCTAAGATATCATCTCTAACTGAAGCATTCATGTCCGAATTATCTTCTACAATATTTAATTCATATAAATTAATCTTATTGAATAGGTTGTCAATAAACATATTGTACATATCATCATTTGTTTTATTAGTAACAAATAATTTTATATGTTTGTTGTTATATTTTGAAATATCAACGGTAGTATAATCTGTTTCTTTATCATTATAGTAAATCTTTTCAAACATAGACAAAGGATTATTAACCTTAGTTATCTCTCTTGTTTCTGTATCAAAAATATGAAAACCTTTAGTTTCACCATAGTCTGACCATGTCATTTGATACTGTGAACCTAGATAGTATATACGACCATCATCAGATTTTTTATGAAAGTGTCCAGATATAACCTTTTCAAACTTTGTAAATTGTTCTTTTTCTAAACCATGTTCATTGATATGGCCAGCATGCATTTCAAAACCTTTTACTTCTAAATGACCCATTGCAATGGTAGCTACTGTATTATCTATTTGATATATACTATCATCATAGTTATCATCACAAATCCATGGTATGAATAAGATAGGTAGATTATCAAACTCTAAAGTGGTTGCGTTTGTATATATCTTTGCATTTTTTGAAATGTCTAAGTTTTGTAATGCGTTTACTTCGTTTGTATTTTTGAAGTAAGTATCGTGGTTGCCAATGATAATATGTGTATCAATGACCTCATTATCTAATCTGTCCCAAAACTTTTTTTTAAAGTTATGTGCTGTGTTATGATTGATAAACTTTCTTCTGTCTACCACATCACCTAGATGTACCAAAGTTCCTATATTGTGTTCTTTCAGATAAGGAAAGAATACCTCATCGTAAAAACGATTTTGGTATTTCATAAATGCAGGACTGTCGTTTCTCACACCGAAGTGTGTGTCGTTAAGTAGGGCTATTTTCATTATGTATATTCTCTTTCAAAAAATCAATGTAGCTTGGTTTATCTTCTACAATTTTATTCCAACCATCTTTTCTAGTTTGTAGTCTATCTATAAAATATTTATATTTGTTTTTAAATTCTTGTTCGGTATTACGAGTATGATATGTCAAAGTAGTTTTATCTGTAGGACCCCAATTCATACCAGCAGATATACAATGTAAACCACCCTCAGGAGAAAATCTAAAATCATCATGTCTATCAATAGCAGCTGATAAGTAACCATGTGTAAATTTAGGAAATATTGTAATTAAATTTTCTGACCATTGTTTATTCATGTGGTCTCTCCAATATTGTGTATCATCTCTATGTGATAATGCATAGTGTAAACCAACAAATTCAGCAAAGTTACGAAATGTTTTTTTACATTGAAAAGTATAATTATCTTTGTCCCATTGTGATATTTTTTCTCGTTGTAGATTTTTAACAAGATACATTAAAAATTCATGTACTGTATATAGACCATTACTTTCTAATGGTTCAATAAATCCAGCAGCCAAACCTATGCCAACAACATTCTTTACGAATAATCTTTTATGAATACCTGTACGCATTGTTAAATTACGAAACTCTAACTCTTCTACATCTGGCCTATTTAAGTGTGTTTTAAATTCTTTTAAAGCTTCTTCATCTGTGGTGTATTTGTCTGAATAAACATAACCTGTACCTACTCTATTCCACAATGGTATGTTCCACACCCAACCATTACCTAGAGCTGTGCAATTAGTATAAGGATTTAATTCTTTTTCTTTATCTATGTAAGGCATTCTTACTGCCCATGCTTTATTATTAGGTAACATACCTTCTAAACTTTCAAAAGGTTCTTTTAATGTTTTATCTAATAGTAATGCTTTAAATCCTGTACAATCTACATATAAATCTGCTTTGTGTTTACCATTAAGAGATACAATACCATTATCATCTTGTTTGATATCATGTATATCTTCTTGTATATGTTTAACACCTCTTGGTAGACAGTAGTTGTCTTTTAACCAAGCACCAAATTTTACTGCGTCAAAATGATATGCTGTGTCTTTAGCAAAATCAAATTCTGGTAACTCTTGTTTTTCATTATAAAATAATTTCTTTTGATTGACTAAAGACATTATAGGAAACATACTCTCGGCGTAGTCACTATTTGGTGTTTCTGGATAAAATGACTTCTTATACCACCAATCATTTAAGTCGTTATTATTACCTTCAAAGTCAACTGAACCAAAAGGATAATGAAATGCCTCACCTTTTTTATAGAAGTCTGTAAACTTAATACTTAGTTTATAAACACCATTAGTGCCGGCAAGAAACTCTTTATCGTCAATCTCTAGGTACTTTGTCCATTGTTTAATAAAAGATAGTGTGCTTTCTCCTACGCCTACAATAGGTACATTAGGACTTTCTATTACAGTAATATCTTTTTTAGGAAAGGTTTTAATTAGTGTAGCGGCCGTCATCCAACCAGCAGAACCACCGCCTACTATAATTATCTTATCAAATTTCATTATTTTTTAGCTTTTGCCTTTGCTTCTTTTTCTTTTTTATGTTTTAGAGTTGTTCTTTTTGGTTGTGTCTTAGTACCATCTAGTTCTTCAGGTACTACATTCTTTTGTAGAAACTCACTAAACTGGTTCTTAAATTCTCTGTCTTCACCAGGTTGTAATGTCATATCATCATAGTTTGCCTCAGCAATCATTCTTTGTTTAATTGTAGTTTGTTTCTTTTCTTTTTGAATTCTACGAATAAACGCATAATAAATTATCTGTGTAAAATATGCGAAAGGATTATTAGATGTTTCTGGATTGAAATTGTGTAGATACATCAAACAGTTTTCAATACCATCTGATATCATATCATCTCTATAAGTGTAATTAATAAAGTTTGGTCTATAAGAAAGATGATTAGCAATCTTTAAAAAACAACTACCAATATAGTCTGTTACTGGTGGTTTTGTTTTGCCATTCTTCTCTGCTTCTAAACAACTGTTTCTGTAGTTAGTCATTGCCTCCAGAAAATCTTTATTGTTTACATAGTGTTCTTTTTTTGCGGCCATAATATCTCCATTTGTTAATCATAATACAGTAAATCTATCCTATTGTCAAGCTTGGATTGATTTTATTTTTTTCAATTTTATTTCATTCCACGGTTGACATTGAAATCCTGGTGTGTATAATAGCGGTGTCCGCTTTGATAAGTATACCTATAGCTAGTGTATAGTCGGAGGTTCTCCGTCACCACTGTCAAATTCATCGAATATCTTGTTTAACTCTCTGTTCTCATCATCACTTAACTTAACTTGTTCCGGCGTCCCACCCTTATTAAATTGCCTGGCATTCTCATAATCAATTGAAAGATTATGCCAGCTTCTAGTCATCTCTAATGTTGCATTGGTGACTGTCATTATTTTATCTTTAGGAATGGTAATAATTTTATCGGTGGTGTAGGCTGCCCATTTTGATAAGGCAATATAATCCTTTAGTCCCTCTTCTGTAAAAGAAGGAACATATCTTATCTGTAGTGGTTTAACTAATCTTAATAAAGGACCATTTTCTGGCAACTGTTCTGTACCAGTCGGAAGATAACAAAGAATATCATCACCATTAATTAGTTTAACAACCTTTATATCTTTAATATTAATGTTTTGCATTGTTTAACTCCACATTATGGATTTCGTAATCAAAATCTTCTTCATTGTATATATTTATCCTTTCACGGAAATGGTTAAGTGTGTAATTATCTTTGTCATTATAAGATAAGTCATCTGAAATATCATATAAAGTTGCATCACCTTTATTATCTTTAAGTCTTAAACCACGACCAATAGACTGTAAATTTCTTATTCGAGATTTACTAGGACTAGCAAAGATAATGTTGTGTAGATTACGAATATTGATACCGGTACTAAAGGTTCCGTAGCTTGCCACGATAATAGCATTG